CCAGAACCTCCAGTGATAGTGGGAAGATCAGTATAAGTACCATTGACACCAGCTGAAGGGTATGAAGTGTTTGTACCGATGCCAGTAACGTTTCCATTGCCCTCTACAAGGGCTACGTGAGAAAAGGAAATTGCCGTAGAGCCGCCGTCATGCGTAAAGATTGTCGTTTTAGTCGACAGAGCCACGCCATCATCGCTGTAGGCGCTTACATCACCACCAGCGTAGGCAATAACTTGACGAACATAGCCACCAGTGCCAGCAGTAACCTCATTACCCAGGAACGTGGCGTCAACAGTCGTGCCAGGAATATAGCTTGTGCCAGGCGCATTAATCAGCCACGCTTCGTAATACTTACCTACGAAACGATTGGTGACCTGTGCCGTTAGCTCGGCGGGCGAGATCTTAGCGGCAATCGCCATGGCACGACATTAGAATCGTCCGTAGGATTCCTATGAGGCAAAGATGTCGCCGTTGACCACAGTGGCGTTGCTCGTAATAACGCTGCCCAAGTAGCTAGCGGGAATCCCACCGTTAGGATCAATATTTAGAACATCGCCAGCCGTGACAATCAGACCACCAACAAAACAGGTGAAAGCTGCATTAACGTTGGCAGTCTCCTCTTCTGGAGCAAGGATAGCGGGCTCGAAGTAGGTAGCCAGCTCTTGCGTCATAAAGTGAACGTCAATATCGAACACATAGCTACCAGAATCGACATTGGTTTCTCCACTGACAGACGGAGGTGAGCCAGGGGTAGAGCCTGTGCCGACAATGTTGTCAGGGATGGTTACAGTGCCGTCAGAGAATCCAATCCAGATGCCATTCATGGCAACTACGGATCCCTCCGCACTTACACCCCACTGGCATGCGTCCATCCGCATAGCCATCAGCTTACCCTTGGTGCTGTCGTAGTAACGGAATGGGCGACCGGGGTGCCATCCAGTGGCGATTTCTTCGCGTAAAGCTTCGGCTAATTGAATGCCATATGCATCGCCCTTGATCCAACGTTCAATATAATTAGAGTAATCTGCTACTGCAGTATCGATCTCGCCCTGCGTGTCAAACAACAGGGGCACAGGGATAGATTCCTTAGCAATATAAGGTCCAGATTCGGTAGGAGGTGATTGATAACGACCAGTATACAAATACAAAGTCGTTGTTTTGTCGACTGTTGAAGTCGTGGGAGTATTTACTAGATCGGGAATCAGAGGGTTAGCGCTAATCGTGGTAGAGATGCGTCGCTCAAAGGTTTTAATTCCATTGAGTGCATCAATGTTGCCCGTAATACCGGAACCCCTAGCAGTGATGCTGGTATAAGTCGTAGTCTCTTCAGTATTAGAGTTGTTGGCATAGGTGTACTCAACGGTGACGCTACTCACCCGGTACATATCAGCAAGACTCAGTGTAGTGAAGTCTTGAGGAGCACCGTTGACGATTCCAGAACGCCAATTAAAAGGCTGAGCACCAGAAGCAGTTGTTGCATACGTATCGGTGACAGTCTTGACTAGTTCATTAGCAGTCCCGTAATAGTTCACCTGCTCGCTATAGGTAAGCAAGACTTCGTCCATACCATCAGTGGGACAGCCACCGTTGGGCTGACATGCAGTCGCCCAGGTATACCTGCAATAAGCGAACTTATCAGCAAAATATTGCTGATTAGCCTCTAGGGCAGGACCACGAACCTCGCTATACACACGGGAGACTTGACCTGCGGGGCCGTTATATTCAGTACGGCGGGTTTCGCGGCGCCTGGCAGGCAGAATCAGAGGCGTCTGCTTGGTCTCGTAGCCCTCGTTGCAGGAAGGGGTGCCGTTGTCTGCGGGCTGGGTTGGAGTATTACCGCAAGTACTTGTGGTGCCATCAGAAGATGACGATGTCTGAGTTCCGGTGACACTGGTCAATGTGCCGTCGTTGACACGCTGGTAAACGACAGCAGGATACGTCAGGTAGTAATAAGAATCGCTCTCGGTGATGTCAACTTTTCCAGCTTGATCGCTAGCTACCTCATCAGAAGGAGCTTGGTAAGACAGTTCGATCTGGTCGGGGATTGCTCGAGTGCCAGCAAGTGGTTTTGCGGAAAGTGCTGTGACACCAAGCACCGAAGTCCAGTCACCAGTCGCTACACCAGCAGTACTGTCGCCATCGAAGAAAGTGCCAGAGACTAGGGCGCCCTGGTTGTCTTGATACAAGTATTGACCAGCGGAAGCAAAGGCAGCAGCAACATTAGAGTAACTGCGCTGAGCAACGTCAAGATAAATCGGACTTAGAGCTACAAGATCATCAACCTGATCGGTCAATGCAGCCAGAACCAATCGACAGCCAATCTCTACGGTAAGCTGGCCCTCCTCGGGCTCATAAGAGGTAGATAAAACATAAAGTAAGCCGCGAGGATGTCGAGCGACTGTGCCGTCTGGGTAAGTTACTTCAAGAATGACGGGAATGCCCCGCTTAAAATTATCTCGGTCGTAATCTTCTGTATTGTATCCACCGGGGACTTGCCCAAGAATTACGGTTCCTGCAGTTGAGATCAGTCCATTTTTATTTGCGGAACTGTCGCTGCAGGTCCAGGAAACCAACGATCCTGTGTAGTCAGAACCGCCGATAGACAGGCTGTGAACGCGAGTTTGATTAACAAGGTAAGACATTTCAAACCTCCGTCAAACCAAAGCTCACCAATACAAAAGCAGGACCCCACCTGTCATAGGTTGGGTTAGTGCTAAATACTGCATTAGTACTTACCTGAGGACCAAACGTATCATCGACAACTGCCACAGCAGCAGCCAAGCCATTTGAGCGGTCGGTGTCCCAAGCCTTGAACATCGCGTCAAAAGTAATAGCATCAGCCTTGGCAATTGGAGTGGAAATTGCCCAAAGATACTTTTGACTATAAGGGGCTCCAGTAATTATATTTGCGCCGTTAGCAGAATTGCTAAACGAAAAACCGTCTAAATATGTTCTAGGTAATTCAGTTCCAGTAAACTCAGTAAAAGTAAAGCTGTAGCTTGGCGACCCAGCATTCGGCGTAAAAGACACTCCTATCTGGGACATTTAAGGGCACCGAGCTTGACTAGTTTGCCGATGCAGCACTTGCAATTGAGACATATTTACTGATATTTTCAGGGCTATAGCCACCGCACCATTGAATCCTGTTGGTGTTCAGTACACGGTTCCTGAAAGCCTCGTCGTGATAAGCCAGCTCCGCAAAAGTCAGATCATGAGATTCTAGAATTTTCTCTACCACCTCATCGGGAGCACCTTCATTTACCGCAGTCTCATATGCAATACGTCTATAGGCTAAACGATTCCGCAGAGCTTGAATGTCTTGGGACTTGCCGTCGTCAGCAGGCCCCTTGACGCCTAAAGCGCTTTCAATATAAAGCTGTGCTTGGTCTTCAGTAGATCCAAAATGAAACATACTCACTCCAAGCTGATCAATTATACCGACGACGCTTAATGCGAGCCAAGGTCACAAGCACATCAGAAGCAGCCTTGCTGGTATTAGCAGCTTGAATTGTGACGTTATTAGTGGTGTTGCTGCCGCCCTGTTTCAGAGCGTTCAGCATACCCTTCAGGAGCCTGGTATTGCCAGAGGAGTCTGCCCCTGCAGGAGTCCTGCCGTTCACATTCAAGCCGCTGCTGGGAATGTCCAACCCCGCTGCAATATGGGCAGGAATCACAGTACCAGAACCGGGTGCTTTCCATTGTCCCCAGGAAGGTGCTTTGATTTGCGATAGCTTGCCGGAACTGGAAAGGAAAGCTTCTTGACCCAATTCGTTAACGGTATAAGTTTGGCCGCCCGTGACCGGACCGCCAGCAAATCGAGCATTCGGAACATTCGCTCCGACGGGAGGAACTCTGACCTTGGCAGCTTCTCTTGCTGCAGTACGAAGTTTGCCGATCATGATATCTAGTTTCCTGTTCTGTTCGTTCAGTTCAGCAGTATTTGGCTTCAGTGCCTCAAGCTGATCTCGAATCCTATCCTCTAGATCTTTCATGCTTTGAGTGGTGCCATCTACAGATTCCTTCGAGTCTTCGTAGCCCTGCTTCATGTCCTCAAAAAGTTCTTTCTGGCGATCTTTTTCCTCATCAAGCTTACGAAGCTGCGCATCTTTAGTCTTGACTAATTCTTTCAGCTTGTCATCCTGTTCTTTGAGTTTTTCTTTAAGTTGGTCTTGAATTTTTGCTTCCTGCTTTTTAAGCTCATTGATCTCCACAGCCTTTCGCCTGCGCAATTCAGCAATTTGCTCATTCCTGATCATGCGCTCAAGCGTTGCCTGAGCTTCGTCGCGCTCTTCTCGAGCTAGATTGACGTTATTTGCCCTATCTTGAAGGTCTTTCTTGCGCTTGTCCCTTACTCTCTTTTCAGCATCCGTAAGCTCTTGAAGCTTACCAATCTCAGCATCGTAAAATTCTGTCTTTTCAGCGATGACCTGCCTGACGTCCTCAAGCTCTTTGTTGTAGCGCTCTTTGATCTGATCCTTTAGTTCCCTGTTTTGCTCCTTCTCTAGTTCAAACTGATCCTTGATGGCATCTTTCTTTGCATCGATTGCATCAAGTTCAACTTTAAGTTTATCTTCATACGCTTTGATGTTATCAGCAAGCATTGCTAGCTCGCCTTGAATCGATTGAGCGTTTTCATCTCTCTGAGCTTTCAGCTTTCTGTATTCGTCTACCAAGCCCCCAACAGCTGGCTTTAGCTGCACAAGCCCATTCAGCATCCGGTCAGTAATCTTCGTACTAGCAGTCGCACCTTCTAAGCTGACTCGAGTAAGCTCTAATTGCTCGTCTTTTGTATCACTAATAGCGTTGGAAACGACTCCGTATGCAATGGCACCAGCCGCAACAGTTGCCGCCACTGTTGGCCAATTTCCCATAGCAACATTCAATGTTGTCTGCGCTGTAACAGCAGCCCATATAGCCTTGACCTTTAATGCGAGAAAGGCAAGTATAGCCTTGAATCCAGCGGCAATCGCAGGAGAAAACAATAATACTAAAGCTGTGTAAACTGATGCAATGGCTGGCAGTAAATTGATGAAGTTATCGGCGAGAAACTTCACGGAAGCAATTAAAAATTTGAACGTACCCTTGATTGCGCCACCAAGTGCACGGTCTAAGATGTCAAATGCTTCAGCAATGGCGACAGATAGATTCTGGAACTCACTAACAAGCTGCTCCATCAACGCAGGCCAAGTATTTTGCATGCGATCCGCAATGACGGCAAAAGCGCTGCCCTCCTGAGTCATATTTTCCAGGGCCTTAGAAACTTCCCTGAAGCCAATTTGACCCTCAGCAGCAAGTTCTTTTACTGCAACAGTACTTTTTCCTGTTACTTCAGCAAGCTCACCCCAGATGGGAATACCTTGCAGTGCAAACTGAGTTAAGTCACGTGTATAAGCTCGTCCCTGCGTACCAACTTGTCCCAAGTTCCTGGCCAGCAGATTGAGATCACCTCCAGTAGCACTTGCAATCGTAGCCAGTCTCGTAGTAGCTTCAACAGCCCTGTCAGTACTCAGTCCATAGGACAACAAGATCTGGTTCGCTTCAACAACTTCAGCAGTATTAAAAGTTGTCCTTGCAGCTACGACTTGCAGCGTCTTCCAAGTCTCTCTTGCTTTCTCTGAGCTACCTGTAAATGCTTCAAGCTGCATTTGCAGGATTCTTAAGTTCTGACCTTCAGTTACGAGGCTAATGATTCCGCGGCCCAAGGCCATGATGCCTGCCGTGGCCAGATTCGCAGCAACCTGAACAAGCGAAAGCTTTCCGAGGAAATTGCCCAGATTTCCGTTACTAAAAGCAGAACCAGAGGCCTGCCCCATCTTTTGGAGTGCCTCTTGCGTCTGCTTGATTTGACTGGTTGTGCGTTTCCATTCATCTGTAACCGTCTTGCCATCCTTGGCAAGCATTCTAGTCCTGGTCAGCTTCTCTTTCAGGACTTTGTTGATTGCCTTTACTCGAAAAGGCGTCTGTTTTAGTAGATAATTATAAAACTTCTGATCGTTGCTAAAAGCTTTGATTATGGCTTCAACACTTTTAAGTTTCTGTTGTGCTTTTTGAGCGCCAGCAGTTCTAACTTTGATCTTTGCTTCTACTTCCTTCCTTCCGATTTCTGCCATCGCACCCTTGACTTCGTTGGCGACCTGCTTT